AGCCGCGATCCCGAGAATGCCGGCACGAATGCGGGCCAGCGTCTCCTCGGACGCACCGGCGGCGCGGCCGGCGGTGGTGGCGTCGGCGGCGGCGGCTTCCTTAGCGCGGCGGGCGGCCTCGTTCCTGATCTTGGCCTCGCGCTCGACGTCGATCTTCGACGCGCTGGTCGCATCCTTCACCGCCTTGGCGAGGCGGGACAGTTCCAGCGTCGACAGCTCCTCTTCGGCCTCGCCTGTCATGTGCGGCATGAGGGCGCGGGTGGTGATCGAGGTCATGAGCTGGATCATCATCCGGCCCTGGAGATCGTCGGGGCTGGCGAACTCGCGGCCGAACGCCTCCGCCACGCTCCGCATGTCGCGCTGCTGCTTGGCCAGCTCGGCAAAGCTCTTGGTGTAGCGGCCGACCGCCGACCGCGACGCGTCGGCGCCCATGCCGCGGATCAGGTCGACGATGCCGTCGATCGTTGCCCCGCGCTCGATCGCGGCGTGGACGGCCGAGCGGACATCGTCCGGCAGCTCGTCGATGGTGGAGCGGCCGGCCATCAGGGCTCGCTCCGGGTGCGGTGGCGGCTGACGCCCTCCACGGTGAGCTGACCGATCGCGACGTCGCAACCGTCGGGCAGGATCTCGGCAACGGTGTACGGGCCCAGCTTCTCCGCCTTCACCAGCCCGGCACTGGCCAGCCACAGCAATTGCTCGGCGACATCGCGGCCGGCGACGCGGTGGCTGCGGTCGCGCAGCAGGATGGTAAGCGTGTCGTGATTATGCTCGCCGCCAATCGCCTCCATGAGATCGAGGATCGCGCGGCGCACGACGGGTAGGATGCTCGCCGGGATCACTGGAGGTGCTTCTCGATGACCGTGTGGAGGTAGCTGTTCAGCGTCTCCATCTGCCGGCGCAGGTCGGCGCTCTGCGACTCCATCTGGCGCTGGACGTCACCCAGGCCGCGCTCGACGCCATGCATGCTGCCCTGCAGGACCGCGATGGCGTTGTTGAGCTGATGCCGCGACGGCGGCTTCGCGGAGTCTTTCTCGACAGCGACGATGCGGCCCTTGTGGTCGGCCAGTTCGTCGCGGACGTGGTCCCAGCGGCTGTCGCGCTCGGTCTTGTGGCTGGTGAGGACGGCATCGACGCGATTGGCTTCGGCCTTGGCCGCTTGAGCGGCAGCGGCGAGAGCCCCATCGATGCGGTTGCGCTCGACGATCGCGTCCGCCTTCGTGACGAACTGGCTCCGCATCCAGAGCACTACGGCGCCGACGATGATCGGCGTCAGGAAGACGCTGACCTGCCAAGCCATTGTCCAGATTTGGAACCAGGTCACGCGCATCTCCGCGGCCGGGAGATCGGCCGATCATGGAGGTGCTGTGGCGTCGCGCACGCGAGTTACACGCCTTCCGCTGCCGGAAGGCGCATCACCTGTTTATAGGTTAAACCCTAGTCCTGATCTCCAAGACGCGGAAGAGCGTCAATATCGAAGCAAGGATCAGGATCACGCTATACACGAACAGGAACAGACCTAGGGCCGAGAAGAAATGGTTCGCCGTCTCCGGCGCGATAATCGCGATGGACGGAGGCAACGGCTTTTGCTCGAAGGTGAAGGCGTACAGCAGCGTGAGAACCTGGGTAACTACTGCGTGAGTCACTACGCCGACGATTATTAACAGTGGAGAGCGGTTATCCAAGTCGGGCTCAGGTGCAGAAAGCGCACGCCTAGAACGTTCATCGAGGACAGCAAACAGGATCGCGTATGCGGCGATCGAGAACCCAGCCAGCGTCGGCAGAGAGCTGAGAGCCGCGTTCGCCCAAGTTTCCGACTTGATGCTTGGCCAACATAGCGTTGTCATAGCGCCGCTGAACCAGAAGTATCCTGATCGGAAAATGGAGCGGAGGCCGCCATGGCTGCTATAGACCAAGCGCAGCGAAGCGATCATCCCGGTTTGGAGTATGCTCACTTTAGCGCGGCCCGTGCTGCGGCTATCTGGCTGAAAATCTTCGACGCTAGAGAGACGAAGACGCTGCCCTCGTCCCGTTCGTCGGGCTTGAAGGTCTCGCGCTCGATTAGGGGCTGCTCATCGGTCTCCTGCGAGGTCAAGACACCGTTCACCAGCGCTTTCGCTTTGACGTTTCCGTTCTCGGCGGCAACCTGAGCAAGCCTTTGCGTATGCTCGTTGGGCTTGATGTCGTTTTCACCCTTCGCCCGCAGGCTTTCCTCATAGGTGTCGGCATTCTGCTCCTTGAGACGCTTCTCAATGATCGATGCCAAGCCTTCTCCCACATCGTCACTGTTGGGCCGACTGATGCTGATGTGGAGCTCTTTGAGATGAGGTAGGGAGAGAATGCGCTCCACTTCATTATAGCTTTTGACGACATCGCTTTCGACATCGCCGAACGCATCTGCCACGACGGGCGCCTTCAGCGCGTCCTTGAAGTAGCGGCCGACGGAACGTGCGCTAAGGCCTTTCGAGGCGCTGTACGACTCGAATGCGACGACGTGAAGGTCAGGATCGAGAGAGAAGCGAAAGGCCGAATGGTTCGGCCGGAGGTTGTCCGGGATTACGATGCCCTCAACCTTGTCGGGTGTCGCGGTCTCGAAATCCTCCAGATCGAACCAGTCCCCGTCGATATCTATTTCGGTGTACTTGGAAAAGACGCCATAGTTCGCGTCCGGGTCGAAGAAACTAATGGCTACGTACGTGCTGCCATGAACTTTGATGCCTTGGCGTAAATTCGCGAGAGCCTGCATGAGCGCGGTGTAGTCCCGCTCTTTGTCTTCAGGAACGCGGATGTTGATAGCCGCCACTTCGAGCTTCGGATCACGTGCCATACAAGCCTCCCTGTGGCGGACGATATAGCCGATATTCCCGGGTGAAAAGTGGTCCGCGCTCGTACCGGCGGCGTCCTCAGACTGCAGAGTCTGGCAGGGCCGCGAAGAGGTCAGGCTGGGACGGCAACTGCCGCGCGGCGCCGACCGACGCGAAATCCTTCCCTTCATCAGTCGCATTGACCAGATGCGCGATATAGGTCCGGCTGGTGCCAATGATCTTCTGCGCCTCAGCGCCGGTGATCTTCTTCTCGCGGACAGCGGCGATCACGATCGCGCGGCGGGCGCGGGACACGGCGGCGCGGGCGACCGGGATCAGCAGACGGTTACCGCCATAGACCTGGGCGATCTCGGTCGCGGCGGCTCGATCAATGGTCTCGGCAAACGGCGACAGCGCCGCATCGTGCGGGACATAGATTTGCTCGCCTCCATGACGAGCCACGATGCTGAGCACGGCATAGGCGCCGATGTGATCGGCCATTTCCAGCATCTGATTGGTCCAGCCCGGACCCGTGCGGACGTCGCGTGGGATCGGCAGCTGGTCGAGCCGGGGCAGCTCGCCGCCCTTGCGCCGCCACGCGATCTCCGGCGATCGCCGGACGCGGGCGGGCTTGGTGGGGGTGAGCTGGCTGCGGGCCATCAGGCCTTCCCCAGCACCGCGCGCCAGCGCCGGCCGACGACGCGGATCGCGGCATCCAGTTCGGCTGCGGTCCAGCGGGCGGGCAGCCCTGCGGGGAGGCCGGACATCGGCTCGGCCGGCAGGCGCATGCGGATCTCAGCGTAAACGGCGCGGCGGGCGTCGAGCGCGTTGCCGGCCGGCCTGGGCCAGGTGACGCCGGCGCGCGCCACCCAGGCCTTGAGCGCCTCGATGACAGCGTCGGCCTGCCGGTGGTCGAGGAAGCGCAGGGCGGCGATGCCGGTCTGGCGCTGGACGAAGCTGTCGATCGCACGCTCGTCGGTCTGGTCAACCTCGCCCAGCCAGTAGAGCGACCACCAGAGCGCCCGCACCTTGCCGATGTGAGGGCGGCCAGCCGGGGCTGGCTGGCTCTGGCCGTTGAGGCGGCCGAGCACACGGCGCAGCTCGCCCGCATCCATGTCGCCGAGCGACGTCTTGCCCTCGACCACGCCGGCCTGAAAGGCGCGGCGGTCGTCCTCGTCCAGGCCGGCCTGGCGGCAGGCGGCGTGGATCGCGCGGATCAGCTTCACCCGATCGGGCGCGGCCGGTGCCGATCGGCGCGCCGGCTGGCGGGCTCGCGCCGGACTAGCCATGGGTGGGCTGCTGGACATGGCCGGAGATCACCCCGCCGATCAGCGCGAGCTGACCTTCGGCCTTTTCGGCCCGCGTTACCGCGGCGGCGTATTCTTCGGTCGACACACCTTCGCCCATGCGGCGGGCCAGCTCGTCGGCAAGCCAGCCGTTCGGCAGCTCGCGCAGGATAGCCTTTGCAGACGGTTCGCCGCCGTCCCAATGAACCGACGCTGCCGGCGCGGCCTGCTCCTGCTTGGGCCGGAGCGCCTCCTCGATCAGGCGGCTGCCGGCGCGGCCGAGCGTCAGATCCTGGTCGCTGGCGAAGGTGCGGAACGCGGCGAGTGTGTCGCCGCGCAGGTGAATCGACACGTTGGCGTAGTCGATCTCGGGCATGGCAGTCGTCTCCTCGGGTTGAACGGGTGGTGGAAGTGCGGGCTGGGCGGCGGGCACCGGCGCGATCGGGGCGGCCGACGCGGTGACAGGCGGGGCCGGACGCGCAGGTACACCGTCGTCGAAGCGCGACAGCGGCGGGCGGCGGCCGTCGCGGCAGTAGCCGCAGCGCCCCCCGACCAGGCGCGGCATGGTTTCGCCGCAGTCGTTGCACTCGCCGGCCGTGCCGGTGGGGATGTGGGCGGCGACACGGGTCAGGGCGCTGGTGACCTCCATGGCCTGCAGGTCGGCGGCGATGTCGGCGTCGTCAGCCACGGGTGATCTCCGCAAAGGGCTCGGCGAGGCGGTCGGTCAGCGCCTGGAAGGTCGCGTCGACCGACCGCAGCTGCTCGGCGCGGGTAAAGGCGTTGATTATGGTGGTGTGGTCGCGATCGCCCAGTTGAAGGCCGATGCCCCGCATCGATCCGCCGAGGACGAAGTAGGCGACCCAGACGACGGCGAAGCGCGTCCGGACGATGTCGCTTCGGCGCGACGGCCCGACGATCTGGGCCACCGACAGCCCGGTCTCCCGGGCCGCCAGCGCGACCAGCTCGCCCATGCGGCGATGCGGGGCGGGCGGGGTCAATGGAGCACCTTGGACGGCGAGATCGGTCCTTCGCCGTCGACCAGTTCGGCCATCATGAAGGCCAGCCGGTGGATCGCGTCCTCGCTGAGGTTCGCGACCAGGACGGTGCCGTCAGCGTGTCGAAGCGCGATCGAGATGACCCGATCGGCCCCCGCCCCGTCGGCGCCGACCGCGATGCCGCTGGCCTGCAGCTGGGGCGCGGGCGTCTGCTCGCGAGCGACCGCGGCGGTGAAGCCGCGCATGGGCGTGACGCGGACGGGATCAGGCATGTGCCACCTGCAGCAAGCCGCGGCGGGCGGTCTCGGCCAGGAGGGCGGTGTCGCTGACGTGCGACAGGTCGGGGTCGGCCAGCACGATGTTGCGGACGCGGCCCCGGTCGCGGTGGATCAATCCCTGCGCTTCCAGCTTGCACAGCAGGCGATGGACGCCACTCTTGGAGGCGAGCCCGAGGTGATCGCGCATCTCCGTAAACGCCGGCGCGACCCCGCCCGTGCGCTCCAGTTCGGATCGGATGAACCGTAGGAGGCGCTGCTGCAGCCCGGTCATCGTGCGGCCCCCGCCTCCGGGCCGGTCGCCTGGGCGGCGCGGGCGCGGCTGGCGAGACCGGCGAGGTCGGCGACGCCCTGTTCGATCCCGCCGACCAGGCTGTCGATCAGGCCGGTCCCGGCGATCGCGGCGCGCTCGGCCTTGCCGGCGCCGCGGGCGGCTTCGTTCAGCGAGCGGCGCAGCTGCTCCAGTTCGGTGCGGCCCCAGCTCTGGCGTTCGGCGATCGCGGCGGAGACGCCGCTGATGATGTCCTGCAGGTCATGTGAAACGGGCATGATCAGTCCTCCAGATCGGTGTTGTTGGGGCAGGTCGGGCAGGTTCGGGCGAAGGCCTCGTGGGTCCAGTTCGCGCCGAAGCGGGGGATCGGGCGGCGCCGGTTCCGCATGCAGGTCGCCAGCGCCATGTCGCCGAACAGCGGGCAGATCAGCCGCTCGTCGGAGAAGGTGGCGCGGACCAGCTTCTCGGCCTCGTCAAGGTCGCCAGGGTATTGGGCGCGCAGAATGCGGCTGATGTACGGGCTCGACTTGCCCAGGCGCTGGGCCGCGACGGTCTGGTTGGTCCGATCGCAGGCGTCGGCCAACATCGCGATCCATGCGGGCATGGAAGCGCCCCAGGCAGCCTGAGCGCGCTGCAAGTTGCTGTTAGGGTTACCAGGCATGGTTAACCTACCCCCCCGTCCGCGACGGGGTCGGCCTTGCGGCTCCGCAGGCTGGCCGCGCCGGCCGAGATGTCGATCCGGGCACCACTGTTGGCATCGACCAGCTCGCGCTGGACGCGGCCGTCGATCGTCCGGTGGCTGACAGAGGGGGTACGCGGGCCGGTGTTGCGGACCAGGCGGTAGGTCGACCAGGTCGCCTTCGCCGCGTTGCCGCGCACCGGCTGGCGTAGATAGCCGGCGCGGTGGAGGACGTTGATCATGTCCTCCGCCGAGCGGCGGGTGACTCCGGTCGAGATGACCAAGGTCGGAAGGTCGAAGGTGCGCAGGACGCGCATGGCGCGCCACAGCTTATCCCGGGCGGTAGGCGCGCGGGCGGTGACCCTGCCGTCCCGCGCGACGCGGGGCGGCAGGGCGGTGCGGGGCGTGTCGTCGTTCATGGCATAGAGCTTCGGCTTCCCCTCGATCCGGGTGACGAGGCCTGCGCGGACCCAGCGGTCGAGGCGGTGCTGGATCGCGTTGGGGTGGGCGTTGGTCGCCGCGTGGAGCTGGAAGGTGCTGGCGGGCGCCGTGGCCGCGCCGAGCGCGCGCCAGAGCGGCGCCTCGACGGCGTGGTCGGGGGTGCCGATGACGGCGTAGCCGGGCATCAGTGGCGCACCTGACGTGCGACGCCGATCTCGACCAGCACTCCGCCGAGCTCGAACCGGATAGACCAGCCCTCCCGGCCGACGATGAAGTCGTACTTGGTCAGGCGCCTGACGCGGACCTTCGGCATCCAGGGCATCAGCGGTAATCCCGGCCGGTGGCGGCGATCGCGGCCACCATCATCGCCGAGCCGCGTTCGGCCGCGCGCCGGGCCTGTCCTTCCTCGCCCCCGTCCTGCAGGTAGCCGAGCACGCGCCGGACATAGGCGGCAGGCAGGCCGACCTGCCGGGGAATGGCGTTGGGCGGCACGCCGCGATCGAACGCGTCCATGACCGTCTGCTCGTTGATGCTAAGCGACATCATGCCGCCCTCCGGACGGGGATGGCGCCGGTGGTGAAGCGCTGGTCGCCCCAGTCGGCGAGGCCGATGCGGTCAGCCCCGGCGTTGATCGCGGCGGCCTGCGCCTTCTGGAGGTTCACCACCACGCGGCGGGTGACGCCCTTGGTCGCCTCGACGATCGCGGCGACGAGGTCGTCCTCGACCTGGGCACGCAGGCAATAGTGATCGCGCAGCAGCAGCGCGTCGGCGACGCTGGCGGGCTGGGCGGGGGTGGCGACGAGGATGCGGTTGTCGAACCGCTCCCAGGCCTTGAGCTTGGCGGGCAGCGCCTCCTCGCCGATCATCAGGACGGGGATGCGCGCGGCGTCGTGGATGTCGCGGATGATCTCGACCGACTGCTTCTTCACGAGGTGATCCATCTCGTCGATGATCAGCGGGCGCGGGTCGCCGAGCAGCTGGTCGACGATCTGTTCGAGCAGGCGGGGCCCGGTCCGCTCCAGCCGGGTGATCCCCAGCTCGCCCGCGATCGCTTCCAGCAGCGAGCGCTGGGTCCAGATCGACTTGGCGACGACATAGGCGGCGGCGGAGCTGGCGGCGCAGGTCGCGGCGGCGACCGACTTGCCGTAGCCAGACGGGCCGTAGAACAGACCGAGCCTGGGCGAGCCGTCGCCGGCGTCCTGGCAGTCGAGCAGCGTGGCGAGGCCGAGTCGCATGTTGGTGAGCATGGCGGGCGCGGAGGCGCCGCTGCTCGGAAGGAAGGGCGAGGCGCTGTCGGTCACGAGGCGATCTCCTTGGGCGTAGAGAGGTTGGTGGCCGCCCCGGGACGGGGCCGGCCGAAGGGGGCGCGCAGCAGTTTGTCGGCGCGGTATTCGGAGGACTGGGCGTAGGTGCGCGCGGCGCGCAGCGCGTCGGGCTCGACATCTTGGCCGGCGGCGGCCGCCGCGAGGACGCGATCGGTTTCGGCGATCCGATCGGCGGGCTCGGGTGCACGGGTCCGTGGGCGAGCCGGGGCGGCTGCGGCGGCCATTGCGGGCGCGCTGGGCGTTTCGGGCCGGGGTTCGGCGAGGCTGTCGAGCATGTCGGTGGTGTGGCGGCTGGTGGCGACCGGCAGGGTGGCGAGCTTGCCTGCCGCCTCGGCATCGCGGCGGAGCACCGCCTGGACGGCGTCCTCGAACCGGAATGCCTTCTGCTTGTTGCGCAGCTCGGCACGCTGCTCGGCCATGAACTCCGACTGATTTTGGCGGGCCTCGCGGGCGAACAGTTCGTCGCTGAGGCCGCTACGCTCGGCGTTGACCGCCGTGGCGATATACCGGCCGCTGTCGTCGAACACGTACAGCTCGCCTAGATCGTCCTCGTCGCGTCGGAGCGTGACCTGCCGGCCAACCCAAGCGGCGAGCGACGGAGCCCAATAGTGCCCGCGCTTCCAGGTAATGCCCTTCTTGGTGACCTGCGCCGGCCCGATCGCGGCCGATAGGGCCAGCTTGAGCGCGCCCTCGTCGGGGGCGGCGCGGGCGGGGCGGGGCGAAGCGGTCCAGCGCGCCATCGGCGATGCGCCGGTCCCGCCGTGCTCGCGGACGTGGTAGACCCCGTCCAGCCAGGCGTCGATGATCGCCTGCAGCTCGGCCGCGGTCAGCTCGGGCACGATGACGGCGCGGCCGGTGGCGACCTTGGCCGCCTGGCGCAGCTTCGCCGCCTGCGCGACCGAGTGGCCGGCGAAGCCCTTGAGCAGCGAGGCGCGCTCGCGGGTGAAGGTGCCGAACATTCGCTCGACGAAGGGCTTCTTGTCGCCGCTGGCCGGGGGGACGGGATCGTGGACGATGCCGAGCAGCGGCAGTGCCGTCGCCATCGTCGCGTTGATGTAGCCCGAGCCCTGGTCGGTACGCAGCACCTCGGGCACCACGCCCCACTTCCGGATTGCGGCGGTCAGCGTGCGACGGACCGACTGGGCGCTCTCGGAGTCGACGACGAGGTAGAAGGTGCGGCGCGACCACACGTCGATGATGCCGAGGATGGACTTGCGACCCTCCTTGCAAAGGACGTCCGCCTTGGTGGTGTCGATCTCCCAGACCTGGTGGGCGTGGGTGACCCCGGCATCGGCGCGGCCGATCGAGACGCGATAGCGCGACTTGTAGAGATCCGGGTCGCGCACGCTGGCGAGAAGCGCGGGCTTCTCCGCCTCCAGCCGTGCGACGAACCGTTCGACGGTGCGCTTGGACGGCAGCCTGGCGAAGCGCGTGCCGAGCAGCTCGTAGATGCTCGAGGTCGCGATCGCGCGCTCTGCCAGCAGCGCTTCGACCGCGTCGGCGACCTCAGGGTGACGGGTGAAATAGTCCGTGCCCTTGGGCCGGCCGGGTCCCGTCGCTGGCGTCGAGGCCGCCCAGCGATCGGCGAGGTCGCGGCGGGCGCGTTCGGGCAGGTCGCCGATCGCGTAGAGCCGCCCACCGCCGCGGCCGACCCGCGGGATCGACGTCCAGCCCGCGCGCTCGGCGAGCAGCTGCACCCCGCGCTTGGTTTCGGGCAGTCCGTCGAGCGCCAGCGCGGCGATCTCCTGCGCAGACAGGTGCGAACGTCCGGTCAGCATGAGCCGATCGCATCAGATCGGGACGGTTGCCGCAGCGTCATGCCGCGTTGCCAAACCGGGCGGTGACCCGGTAGTTATCCACCGGCTGCGGACGGCGACGGGCGCCATCGGCATGGTAGCGGGAGGGCCAGATTTCCATCGGGTGCACATCGAGCGCAGCGGCGATCGCCTTCTCGGCTTCCGAGCGCGGAAGGGTGAGGGCGAGCCGGAGGGCGGCTTCACCCAGGCGGGCACCGCGAGCGACATCCGCCAGCGTGATCCCGCGCTTTCGTACCGCCGCCTTGATATCTTCCGGGTGCCAATCAGCAGCCATTGCGATCCCCTTAGTGCGCTCGCACGATACGAACGTATCATGTCATGCGCAAGTCAGATCAGCAGCTTTTTTTGCGCTGGCGTTCGCGCGATGATCTGGGGAGCTGCAGAAGGTCGACGGCTCAAGGTGGCGATCGTCGAGGCCGGGCTGACGCAGGAGGCGCTCGCGAAGGCGGTCGGAATCGGGATCGCCACCTTGAAGCGGTACGTCGCGGGCGGCGCCACGCCCGACGAGCAGCGGGTCATGGCGATGGCCGCCCACCTGAATGTCACGCCCCTGCACCTGGTCGGCGCGGCAGATGACGAGACCGACCGGGTGGACGTGCCGATCTATCCGATCGAGGTGGCCGCCGGCCCAGGCCGCTTCCTGACCGACGACCAGGCGATCGGCGCGCGCCCGTTCGACCGCGATACCCTTGCGAGCAAATTGGGGCGTGATGCGGATCTCGCGATCGTGCGGGTCGCCGGGGACAGCATGGAGCCCGACCTCCGAGATGGCGACTCGGTGATGATCGACCGAAACTCCGGTCGGCGCGACGGCATCGCTGTCGTCCGGGTCGACGATACCCTGCTGATCAAGCGCATCCAGATGGAGGGACGGACCGTTAGGCTGGTCAGCAGCAATCCCGCCTACAAGGACCAGGAGATTGATCTGTCCGACCAGCGGTTCGAGTTCGTCGGCCGGGCGGTCTGGACCGAAAAGTGGCTGTGATCGGCAAGGCAATCGTCGTGGCGGCGATCGCCGCCATCGGTGCGGAGGGTCAGGCGGGGCTCCAGGCCGACAACGCCGATCGCGCCCTGGCGATCTGCGAGGCGCATCTGTCGGGGCGGCTCGACAGCCCGGACAGCTACCGCCGGATTTCCGCCGTCCAGGAGGTCGGCCCAGCGACGACGGTGGCGGCTTTCGATCGGGCGATCGGCCTCGTGCGACCGGCAGCCGACGATCCGCGCGCCGAACTGTGGCAGCTCGAGCACACGCTCTGGGCGCGGCGGCGGCTTGCGCTGCGGACGGTGACGATCCGCTACACCGGAGACCGGGCCGCGGAGCGATCCGGCCAGTGCGGCTTTCGCGAGGTGGACGGTGAGATGGAGAGCGATCAGCGGCTGCAGGATCGGCAGGACATCGCGCGGGGCATGGCGACGCTGGATGCGGTACGCCGCGAGCGGGGCGGGCGCACCTTCGCCGCGTCGCCGCGGTTCAGCTGTTGCCTGTGACCGCCGGGCATTGCCGCGCCACCCGCTCGCCGGGGTCCCAGCGTTTTCGATAGAGCGCCTGACCGGTGCGCAGCTGGTGGCAGCTGAGGTCGACTCCGTCGACCCGGACGGTCGCCAGCGTTCGCCCGTAACGATCGCGGCCGATCCGATCGATCCGGGCGCGACCGCGCGCCACCAACGCCAGCGACCGTTGCGACGCCTTGGGATCGCCGGGCGCGCATGATCGCCCGCGCCGGCAATGCCCCGGCAGCTCCGGGGCATCGATGGCGATCAGGCGAATGCGCTCGCGCCCGCAGCGCAGCGTGTCGCCATCGATCGCGATCAGGGCGCAGGCAAGAAGAACGGGCATCCGACGGCCTCTAGAACGCGATCAGCGCCTCGCAAGCCCCGAGTGCGGCGACGATGCCGGTCGCCGTCCTGCGAGGCTGTGAATGGCTCACATCGGCACATCGATCTGCATCGCCGGAAGAGGCTCTCGACTCCGAACGTCCGTTCCGCCATGTTCCTGATATGTTCCACATGGCGAGTCGAAGAACATGACTGATGCGTTTGGCGGATGGCTAGTGTCGCAGGCGCGGCGACACGACTGGATTGGGTTGCTGGCGGACCAGGCGAGCAAGGACCCCCGCTTCCCGAAGGGTGGCGATCCCAACCAGGTCCGCACCCACCTGGAAGCGAAGGGCGCTGATGGCGACACGTTTGAGGCGCTGGAGGCGGCGGAGCGCGAATGGGGGCGCGCATGAGGTCGCCGCTTCGCGACCGGCGTACCTGGCCGCCCCGCCAGGTGTCGCACGACGGACCCGGGGCGGCGGTGATCCTGCGCCACCCCACTGACCGTTATCCGCGCTTCCGCCTGCGGGTGTTCGACCTGTGCTGGCCGTGGCGGGCCTCGCTGCGCGAGGTGGTGGCGGATGCGCTCGCCAGCCATAACGCCCGGCGCGATCGCGACGACCGCTGCATCTACCTCGATGCCGCGGCGATGATCCAGCGCGATCCGCCGCACCGGAGCGACGTCATTCGCCACCACCAGCGTCGGGGTGACGCATGAGGCATATCAGCGAAGCCGAGTTGCGGATGCAGCTGGAGATCCAGCTCAAGGTGCTGCCCCGCTATGTCCGCACCGCCCTCCAGCTGCGGCCGGAGCGGGAGGTGGAGATCGCGGTCGATCGGCTGATCGAGCGGCTGTTCCGCGGATGGGTGGTGATCGCGCCCGACATGGTGCTCGCGACGATGCACCATGTGCCGGGCAGGTTCGGCGTCACCGAGCCCTGGCCATTCGGGCTGGAGCCGCCACCGCCGCCCGATCCGACGCTGCCCTTGCCGCTGCTGGAGGCAAACGGGCCAGCTGACCTCTGACCCCTGATCTGCCGGGCTTCCGTTGTCGGAAGCCCGGCCTCCGGTTCGCGCACCCGTACAGCGGCGCCATGGTCACCGCCGCACCCGAACCGATCAACATCTTGCGACCCGGCACGTTCGTGGACATCCACGGCACGCGGGTAACCGTCACCCGTGCCGACCTGGTCGACATGGCCGAGGCCTACGACCCGGCCGACCCCGCGCCCTTCGTCTTCGGCCACCCCAAGCATGACGATCCCGCCATGGGTTGGGTCGGTGGGCTGCGAATGGCCGGCGACACGCTGCAGGCCGTGCCCGGCGACGTGACGCCCGAGCTGTCGGAGGCGGTCGGCGCCAAGCGGTACCGCAAGGTCTCCGCCTCCTACTATCCGCCCACCCACCCCGCGAACCCGAAGCCCGGTCGCTTCAGCCTGAAGCATGTCGGGCTGCTCGGCGCGATGGCGCCCGCGATCAAGGGCCTGGGCCTGATCCCCGCCTTCGCGGCCGACGACGAGACGGCCATCACCATCCCCGAACAGGAGCCTGCCGTGACCGACACCCCCGAAGCCATCGCGCTGGCCGAGCGCGAAACCGCGATCGCCGATCGTGAAGCCGCCGCGACGACCCGCGAGGCCGGTCTCATCGAGCGCGAGGCGACGCTGATCGCCGCCGAGCAGCTGCGCACCCGCGACGAGCACGTCGCGTTCGCCGAGGGGCTGATCGACGAGGCCAAGCTGGCGCCTGCCGGCAAGGACCTGGTTGTCGGCCTTCTGGGTGCGCTGCAGCCGCTCGCGGTGGTCAGCTTCGGTGAGCTCGGCGACGAGCTGGCGCCGGTCGACGCGTTCAGGAAACTGTTCGACAATGCTCAGCCGGTGGTCGCGCTGGGCGAGGCGGCGCCGGCCGACAAGACGATCACCGATGAGGGCGAGCCGTCGCCCGAGCAGCTCGCCGCATGGGGCGTTGCCTTCATGGAGAGCGAGCAGGCCGCGGGTCGCT